GAAGATGGTGCGTTTGTGGCGTGTCGTGTTTTTGTGGTGTGGTATTATTGGGGTATCGGTTTCGATGAAAGGAAAAATAAAAATGTTTAAAGTTAATGCCTAATTATTAATAATGGCACTGAAAAATAAGGGAGAAATAAAATGAGTTTTATGAATTTTAAAGCATTGTCTAATTCAATTGATTTTAACGTGAATAGTATTTACGATGTGCTTGTGTATTTCGTTTATATTGCGTCCGATTGCTTGATGGAAATTCGGTTTGTCGATTGCATTGACGCATACGGGCTTAGGGATGTACTTGACGACGGCGTGTTTTACGTTCCGGGCGCAGTCTGTTTAGGCTACCGTATTAATCGGTGATTGCGAGGATTGTTTATGTATTGCAAGCGTAATACTTGTGATTTTGTCAAAGGTTATAGGGTACGTGGTGAACAGCGTGTTAAGGCCGTTGTTATTAATGCGAAGTGGTTTAAATGTGATTCGTATGTGTCGGATTATGTGTTTGCGCATTGTCGTGATATGGTTGTTTTGATGCGGCGGGGATTGTGGACGGGGTGAGGTGTGGTGATGGCCTATTAGCTCAGTGGTTAGAGCGGCATTCTTATAAAATGTGCGTGCCGGGTTCAATTCCCGGATAGGCTACGCGATTGTGATATATTTGGTCATGGCATGTCATTCGATGTGTCATGACCTTTTTTATTTGTGAGGTGATTTGATGGATATTAGTTCGATTGTAACCGTTGTCGGAAGTGTAGGGTTTCCGATTGTTGCGTGTTGCGGTATGGCGTGGTTCATCGCCACGACGTTCAGCGATTTTAATGATTTGATGACGAAAAACAATGTTCTGACGGAAGAACTTATTGCATTGCTCAAGAATAATAAGGGTGATAGTGATGATACGAATGTGGCGTAGCGTGTGGGCGTACGTATGCGTATTGTTATTGTTTTTTGTGCCATCTGCAAGCGCGGACATGCGCGGGGTGGATCTGAGCAATTGGCAGTGTGATATTGATACGTACGCGCTTGACGCTGATTTCGTCGTGGTGGGGGTCACATGGGGTGTCGGCGGTTTCAATAACACGTGTCTGGTCAACGGTGTGAATCAGGCAGCGAACTATCAACTTGGGCGTGCAGTGGATAGTGGCAAAAGTATCAGCGTATATCATTATGCGATGGGGCGTGACGCGAACGCGGAAGCTGATTTTTTCGTTGATAACGTGCGTGGATACGTTGGTAACGCGGTGCTTGTTTTGGATTGGGAATCTCAGGATAATCCGCAGTTTGGTAATGGCGCGTGGATTGAAACGTGGGTTCGCCACGTGCATGCCCGCACGCAGGTGTGGCCGATTGTGTATGTTCAGGCGTCAGCACTGGGGCAGCTTACTTCGTTCGTGCGGGAGCATTGCGGCGTGTGGGTTGCTCAGTATGCGTCAATGGCTGTCACCGGTTATCAGGAAAGACCATGGCTGTATGGTGCGTATGGTGAAGCCATGCGACAGTACACGTCGAACGGATATGTGCCGGGGTATGCCGGACGATTGGACTTGAATTATTTCAGGGGCGAACGCTGGCAGTGGGATGCATACGCGCATGGCGACGGTGCGAATGTGTCCGCGCCGGAAACGAACACCGGTGGTAATGTCGCGCAGTCTGCTTGCGTGGTGGTAATGTCGGGGGATACGTTGTCGGGTATTGCCGTGCGCACCGGATTGTTACCGTGGCAGTCGTGGCACGGTTATGGGTCGGGCAATCCGGGTGTGATTTATCCGGGTGAAACCGTGTGTTATGGCGGTGGCGTAGTTGCACAACCGGATACGGCGCGTACGCATACGGTTGTGTCCGGTGAGTCTTTGTGGTCGATTTTCGGCGGTGATTGGGCACGTGTCGCGTCGCTTAACGGTTTGTCTAACCCGAACTTGATTTATCCGGGGCAGATTTTGCGTTATTGAGAATCAATAACCGGCGTGTCGCTTTTTGCGCACGCCGATTTTTGTGCTATAAATATTTATGTCGCCAAAAATGGTTGACAGAAAAAACAAATACAAAGGATAACAAACATGCGAAAGATACGTAAAGTAATTGCTGACAGCACCATAACCTATTATGACCGAGACGGCGTAGAACAGACGTTCCATACTATCGGAAACGTTCGCAACGTTGAAATGGCTGTGAAGGCGCTTATGGATGTCGGTATTGTTAACGTGTTGATTGACGATATCACAGTTGATAAAATCGTGTACGTCATGGACGTTAACACGTTCATCGAGCACGCCGAACGCGTTGCGGTTGACGTCACCGGCCCCGACGTGGATAACGACAACGACAACGACAACGACAACGAAGAAATTGAATTGTGAAAGGAATCGAAATGAACGAAGACGAACAGATGAACGATACCACCGCGAACGACACCACCGCGAACGAAACCGCACAGAACATTGCTAACAACTATCGTTATATTTGCACGATGGACAACAGCACGTTTGAGGGCAAGCGCGCCATCGTCAACGCACGTAACAACGCATTGTCGCTGAACGGATGCGGCGCGAAACCGTTGACGGTTATCGGCGCTTATATCGCGCCCGGTGTCCGTTCTCAGAACGGTCAGAAATGCGCAAACGTCTATCTTTTCGGAAAAGACGGCAATACGTATTTTAGCCAGTCACAGGGAATCTATCGTAGCGTGTTGGACATTTACGATATGTTCCCCGATTTCAACGCGCCGGACGGTATCATCGTTGCAGTCAAGCAGACTCCGTTGGGCGGTGGCCGTTCCACGAAATCGCTTGAAATCAAGTAGTTCGGAATGAAACAAAAAAAAGTGCCATACATGCTATGGCACTTTTTTTTATAAGGTGGTGTGAACATGCCGAGAGCACATAAACAAGCGGACGTATTGACCGCGAAACGTAAGCGCGTACGTCGCGCTATAAACAGTCTGAAAAAAAGCATTACCGACACCATGCCCGAAAGCGAAGTGAACGCACGCCGCGCTTACATACAGCGACTTGAAACGCAGTTGAAAAAAACGTATGTTGGCCGTGTTCGTAATAGTGGCATGCGGAATGAACTGTATCAGCGTGCGAACGAAACCGCCGATAAACTCGTGCAACAGGTGAGCGAGGTGCGCGGCGGTAAAGGGCGTGCGAGGGAGCGTGCGCGTTCGTTCAGCATTTTCCGCGAGGAAATGCGCATGGCGTCCAAAGGAATGCCGAGCGCGTTGGGCGACCTTGGACGGGAAAAAGTCAAGGTGTTTTGGCGATACACACAAAACATATGGCAGAAATCGAACGTTCCGCCGAACAAACGATTAGAAGTCATTATGCAAGCATATGATGCTGATTCGCTCAGCGAGCTTTTTGATACTATCATGCAACGAAACGAAAAGGTGTTGGAATACGCCAAAAATATGAAAATGCATACAGGCGAATTGGAGGATTACACGGACGTTGACGGTGGTAGTCCGATATGGCTTATTGCGGTCTCACCCGATGTAGTACGATGATAAAGCGCAAGAATTTTAAGATTGCGGCGATATTCGACACCGAAACAACGAATATTGGCACGGGTGCCGAAACACGCGCATATCCGATATTATACATTTTTAACGATTTGCGTAATACGCCGCTGGAATCGTACATTCCCGATACGGACGATGTACGGTTTTACCGGCACACGTCCGAAGCGTTGACGTACATTGATAATCTTATTGAATATGGGCGCACGCACGATTATATCCCGATAATCGCGGCCTATAACCTCATGTTCGACATGCAAACTCTCATGTTGGAATTGGCACAGTCGTACGCGATTGCGGTCAATGCGCAGACCGCTACAAGCGTGTACACGCTCGATTTGCGCGTAGGCGATAATGTGGTGTGCCGTTTTTGGGACACGTTTTATCTCGAAATGGGCGGATTGCGCGCGATGGGCGAAACATGCGGATTGCCGAAAGCGGTGGGCGATTGGGATTACTCACTTGTGCGCACACCTGAAACACCGTTGACGGAAGAAGAAAAATTTTACGCACGTCGCGATGTGCAAGTGATACCCCAATACTTGCAATGGCTGCTACGCGCTAATCATTGGCTCACGTCTGATATGCTGGGGTGCCGCGTACTTACCAAGACTTCGCTTGTGCGGCAGATGGCACGTCGTGAAATCGGCGGGCGGCGAGTCACGTTGCAAGGTGGTAAGAAAATCACATTGCAACACGCTTTCGAGATGACGTGTAATCAGGAATTTCCGAAGAATTACAAGTCTTATGCGTTGCGAAAGGCATGTTTCCGTGGCGGATTGACGTTTACGAGTGCTAAAACCGCTAGTGTTGTCGTGGATAACGTCGCGTCCCTAGATGTCACATCGATGCATCACGCTTTCATTAATGGCCGACGTTTGCCGGTGAAATTTGCGGCAGCGCCTACGGATATTTTGCAAATCGCATGCGAACGTATTGTTAATACGTCGCTTGAAGATGTGTTACAGAATTACGATGACCCGTTTCTTACAGGATTACATGCGGCAGTACGATTTACGAATCTCAGATTACGCGAAAACACATGTTTTGACTCGTGGGGAATTGCAATATGCCCACGTTCCAAGTTTGTGAAAACGTTGCAAGCGGACACCGATTACAGCAACAACGAACGCGCGAAAACACAGGAAAACAGCGTCAGAGCGCACGGTTACATTGACAGCGCCGTTAATCCAACGTACGCTTTTGGCAAATTGTATCGCGCGGACGAATGTATATTACATGTCAATGAAATCGAATTGTGGAACGTGGCGCAAGTGTACGAATTCGACGAAATGCATGTATTATACGGTGAAGCAACCACTAAGACGATTGTTCCACCCGATTACGTAACCCTACAATCAAACATGCTTTTCGCACGAAAAACCGATGTGAAAAACCTGATCAAGGGGTACACCGAGGGCGTGCCATACGCGGGGGATATTCCTGATTCGATACCGGAAGGCATCGCGCACGACGCGAAGGCAGGTGAATTGAGTATGAAATTTCTGCAATCTTATTATAGTTCCACTGTTAAGGGGCAATTTAATGGCATATACGGCACACAGGCACAGGACGTTATGAAAGCGGATTATCGCGTGACGGAAACCGGCGAACTTGAAGTCGATAAAACCACGGTATGCACTCCCGATAATTTTGCGAAAAAACGCCCGAAAACACCACGCGTCCTATACACGTACGGAATGCGAATCGTAGCGGGCAGCAGAATGCACCTATTGATAGCCATGATGTTGATATACCGTCATTTCGGCGCACGCGTAGCGGTCACGGGCGGCGATACCGATAGTCTGAAAATCAGTTGCGATGACGATGTGAGCGACGCGGAATTGCTGGACGCGCTCAAACCGCTGCATAACGCAATCGAAAACGCAATCAACCGCACCATGCGACGCGTCCGAAACACCGCGCCCGATATGGCGTCAACGCTAGATCATATCGGAAAATTCGAGGTTGAGGACTGTGGCGGTGTCACGCGTTATGCCGAGCATATGGAATTGTGGAACAAAGCACGCGTCAGTTTGGACAAAAACGGGCGCGTACATGTCACTTGCGCCGGACTCCCGCGCCCGGACGGTGTGTACACCATTGAAGATTTTATAGCCGATGTCATGCATGCGGGGCACGGTTTCGCGGAAACCGTACAAATGTCGCTCGGTTATGACGTATTGGTAGATTATGAGATTTGCCACACGTTGCAACGAAATCGGCCACATGTATGGGGCAGGTACGTCGGAACCGTCACCGATTATCGGGGCGTGACATATCATGTTGACGTGCCGGAAGCGATAGCGTTGTATCCGTCCGGCAGATGGCTAGGCGAATCGGATAAACAAGCTAACGGCGAGAATCTGACATACATACGAAACACGTATAATAGGAATGTGGAAACAACGCCCCGCGAACTTATTATGCGGAACGGCACCCCTATGATTGTGAGTATTGATGGCGAAATATTATTATGACCGACTTAAGACACTAATATTGCCGCGAAACGCAGATGTGAACATGATTATCGGCGCGCGTGGCTTAGGCAAGACATACGGTGTACGAAAATACATGATAGAGGATTACTTAAAAAACGGGTACTGTTTCGTTGAAGTGACACGCTTTCGTGAGGAAAACAATGACGTCGCGGCGAACTATTTCAGCCGTATTGTACAAGATGATATTTTCCCCGATTATGAATTTCGGACAACCAATAAAATAGCCGAAATTCGTAAAAAGAAAACCGGCAAGAAAGAAAACGAATGGAAAATAATTGGATATTTTATACCTTTGTCGTTGCAACAGCAGAAAAAGAAAAGCACATACGTTAACGTACGCAATATTTGCATGGATGAAATCATTATAGACAAGGATGACAGGTATCACACGTATTTGAAAAACGAGTTCGAGCAATTGGCGAAACTTGTAGATACCGTTACACGCGAACGCGCCGACGATACGGAACTGCGCAAACCGAGAATATTTCTGCTCGGTAATGCTTGCGACGCGTTCAACCCGTATTTCCAACATTATGACGTGCCGTTGGAACCCGAGTTCGGCTTGCAATGGCTGGGCGGGAAAACATGTCTGTTCGACTATGTGCAGGATGACGCGTACGCCGAGCAGAAAACAAAGAACACAGTATCAGGGCGCATGCTGAAGAACAACGATGACATAACCGCAAAAAACAGGTTCAAACGGCACGACATCGATTTTATCGAAAAGCCGCACGGACATGCAAGACTTACGTATGTTTTCCGGTGGTTGCGGCATGAATACGGCGTCTATGTCGATTTGCGTTGTGGGTACGTCTTCGTATCCTCGAAATACGATGGTGGTACGCACGTTCCGTATTTCGCCATCACAAGGGATGATAATAAGCTGAACTATCTTACCGCGAACATGGCGAAAGATTTGATTAGAAACCTCACGTCATATTACGCGCTGGGTTATCTGCGCTATGATATGGTGGAAACGCAACACGCCGTAAGTGAAATGCTCAGAAATTTCGGTGTAAAATAATCACGGCATACGCAAGGTGTCGTAACGAGGGCGATAAAACATTATCATTGATAACCACGGTTGACTCCGCCAATGATATGGCCGTGAGGGAAAAGCGCGCCGTCCATCGTTGTGAATCATGTTGCAAGTATGTTATTCTTAAATCGTGCCGGTTCGGTATTCGTTCACCGGCACGACTTTTTCATATATGAAAGGAAAAATAATGAATGACGAAACTTCCGAGGAAAGGGACACCGCCGAACGCGATGACCTCACCCCCGACGAATCGCACCGCGTAGGCGAATTCGATGACTTGCGCGACATGCTGCGTGACGTGCTGGACAAGGTGAGCGCAATCAGTGACCGCACGGACGCAATCAGCGAACGAATCGATAGCATATATGACAATTTCACCGATTCCGTCGCGCAAATGGTTGAAAACGGCGCGACCGTCAAGGAAAACGACGATGACGCGGCGGAAGCAATCGCGCAAGCGGCGGCGGAAGACTTGGAAAATCTGGACTACACGCTTTAATCGATAGGAGAAAATATTATGGCTGTAGACAATGCGACAATTTTGGATAAGGTACGTACCAAGGGTACTGACGATTATCAGCAGCGTATCCCGAGCGCGACACAGACAGGCGTTGCGAACACCATGCGTTACTTGTTCGACCCGATGAACCGCCAATATTTGAACGATTGTGTTTGGAGCATGATTAATCGTATCGGACTTACTGTAATGGCGCAGAACGCGCCGTTTGAAAACCCATTGTCGATTTTCAAAAAAGAAAATCTGTACTGGGGTTCGACTGTACAGGAAATCGCCGTCAAGTGGATTAAGGCGCACGGCTACAAGGATGACGCGGAAGACCTTTTGAAGATGCATCGGCCCGAAGCGGCGGTGTGGTTCTATGAAATGAATCGCCGTGACCAGTACCCGATTTCATGGACCGATGACGAATTGCGTCAGGCGTTCGTGGATGATTTCGGATTGAACCGTTTCGTTGCGCAGATTATGGAAACGCCACGCAACAGTGACAATTATGATGAAATGAATATCATGCTCGCGCTGATTCGTCATTATGAACAGAATCTTGGTTTCTACAAGGTGCATCTTGAAGCGGTGCCGAGCGATGAAACGACTGCTAAGACGTTGCTTAAGGCATTGCGTTCCACGGCGGGACGTATGCAGTTCCCGTCTACGCAATATAACGCGCTGAACGTCACCGATATTCCGGCGTATGCCAATCCGCAACAAATGGTGTTGTTGATTGAACCGGAATATCTTGCGTCGCTCGATGTTGACGCGTTATCGGCTGTGTTCCAGTTGGATAAGGCCGACGTGCCGTATCGTATAATTCAAGTACCAAGCCTCGGTATTCCGGGCGCGGTGGCGTTGCTTGTATCGACAGACTGGTATCAGGTTCGCGACACGCTGTACGGCACTACTCAGTTCTATAATCCGCAAACACTTTCCAACACGCTGTATCTCAACCACTGGGGCATTTATGGCGTGTCGCCGTTCACACCGTGCGCATTGTTCACAACCGACACGGGCACTTCCATCAATGTTGTGACTCAGACCGTGACAGACTTCGCGTTGACCCCGACCACGGGCACCGTCAAGGCGGGCGGTTTGATGCAGCTCACGCCTAAGCTCACCGCGGCCGTCACGCCGACGGGCACCGCCGTTCAGGTTGCGCCGGACGCGGCGACGTACGAGGTTGCGGCGAACCATGCCGCAAGCGACGATGGTACGCACGGTGCTGCGTTCGACCTCAACGTCAATACGTTCGTTGATGACCAAGCACGCTTGCACGTGCAGCGTGACGGCCTTGTGGCCGGTGATGTCATTACCGTGACGGGCACCGCCACGTATGTTAATCCGAACGGCGAGACTACGAAACATTCCGCAACATGCACGTTCACCGTCGCATAATCTGAAATCATTTATGATATAAATGAGTGGTGTTTCATGTGAAACACCACTCATTTTTCATATAAGAAAGGGTGTGAAAATGGACTTCCCACATCTGCAAAACGCAACGACGTTCCCCGACACGGATACACGCGTATACGAGCAGTACCGCAACGTTTTCGATTACAATGTTTGGACGCCAAACACGGTAATCAAGTTATGTCGCGTGAATTGGTACGATGACTACCACGATGTCGTGAAATTCACCGATGACGCCGCAAGGAACGAATGGTTTGACAAACTGGACGGCGAAACCGTCAAACTGAACACGAACATGTATATCGCACGCGCTGACGCGGACGGCATAAAATTGCCCGTACCTTACATGACGGCGCAACAGTATAATTACATTGTCGTTGACTTTTCGCGTGACATTATCAATACGCCATATCAAAAAACCGACGTGCAAACACGTTATCATTTTTTCATCACTTCCGTACGCGCGGAAGCACCGAACACGACAACATGCACGCTTATGCGCGACGTATGGACGGACTATATCAACAGCACCACAATTAACGGAATGGTGCTGAAACGCGGGCACGCGCCGTTAACGGAAATGACGCCGCAAGAACTGTTGAAAAACCCGCGTGTTAATTGCCGTGATTTCACGCTTCCTGACGTTGACTATGGCAATGCCGCGTCGAATATCAGGAAAAGCACGCCGATTAATCTGCAAAACGGTACAAGATACATCTGTGTGACCGCAACGTTTTCACCTGAACAATTGCAAACCATGAGTAACATACGCGGTACGAACATTACGGACAGCGACCCGACATACAGTAATGCCGATGGCACGGTAACGAATTTCGCGTGGGGTGCCGGAAACATTTCCACATCAAACGTCACCGGCGCGGGCACATCATACAATTCAATCGATAATCTTACTGCAAGCAACGTGACCATGTATGCGCTCGAAACGTCTAAAATATCAGGCGAATATTTCGACACGCTTTTCGCGTATTGTCCACATATCATGTCACAAATTACAGCGGTGTTCGTAGCCACCGCAAACATGTTGCGAATTAATAGCAGCGTAAATGTGAATGGCGTCGAATGGCATACGGTTAGCGGTACTCGTACGAAAATATCCGATATTAATTTGACAATCAACGATTTTGATTACGCCAATGAATACGCCAAAATAACACGACTGTATCTTGCACCCTACGCGCACCTCGAAATATCCGACAATCTCGGTAATAAAAGCCGTGTGGAAATAGCCGATTGCGGCCGACTCTCGGTGCAGACTATCACGTCTCTCAGCTATCCGATATTGCGACAAATCGCATGGCTTGACGGAATAGGCAGCGATGGCAATACGGCTATCAGCATTAACGCCATCAACGGGACTAGCATTACCGCCGACGTGCCGAACACGGACGTACTCAAAACACTCATATCGCACGACATACCAACATACGCGCTGCAACGTCGCGCGATCGACGCGCACCGCGCCGACGCATACAATCGTGAAGTTGCGCAAGCACGCGAAAACGCCATTATATCGTACGAAAACGGCACGCGCTCGGCTAACGTATCACTTGCCAACACCGAGCGAAGCAACGCGAACAGCGTTGCTAACACGAATCTATCGAACGCGCTCAATTCCACCGTTACGGACAATTCCAACAAAGCATCCAACGAAATCTACAAAACCAATACGACACAACAGAATCTTTTACTTTCCGCGTCCAATAGCAAAATAGACGAGATGAACACGGCCACTCTCGATTTAACGTCGAATCTCGTAAACACCGAAATCACGGCAAGCGCAATCGGCACCGTCACCGCCGCAATAGGCGCAATCGGCACGGCGGCAACCGGCATAGCGGTTACAGCGGCGACGGGCGGCGCGGCGGCACCAATGGTTGCGGCGGGACTCGGCGCAGCCGGAAGCATCGGCTTATCTAGTGCAAGCTTCGCCACCGGCGCATCCAAGACGGCGGCGGAAGCCGGTTACAAGCAAGCGTACAACGACGCGGCCGCGTATGCCGCGAAGAAATACAACGGACAAGCGAACAGTGTTAGCATTGCCATGGCGGGTACGCAGCTTATCCAATCGACAACACTTAACACCAACAACACGAACGCAAGCAACGACACGAACACTAGCATTGCGGCCAACAATGCGAACACATCGAATGCGAACGCGGCGGCGTCACGCAATCAGAGCGTAGACAATGCCAAACGTGTCATGGTAAACACGCGCTCGAATGTCAACGCCACATGGCGCGACGTGCTCAACCACGCCGCGCAGCCCGTTGGCGCGTATGGCGGCGACAATTTCAGACAGGCCACGGGGCTTGACACCATGACCGTGAAAATCGTCACCGAAGACAATGGCGCGATAGCGGCGGCAGGCGATTACATGCTGCGCTACGGTATCGCAAGCAACAAACTCTACAACAGACCGTCATTGACGCCTTGCAAGCATTTCACGTATTGGCAGACCGCCGATATATGGGCGCTAAGCCCGCTTGCGCAAAACGAACAATTGCAGACAATCAGGGATATTTTCAGTTCCGGTGTTACAATATGGAACAGACCCGAGGAAGTCGGCGGCGACTTCGTACACGACAATTTATAAGGTGGGAAAATATGGGACGCAAACGCACGCATAAAAGGCCGTTGACCCGTGCGGAAATGGGTGAACGCGGCGCGCCGATGTGGCAGCAATCGCAAGCGCTCAACTCGCAAGCGTATTCAATGGCGTATTCGCAAATGTTGAATATCGCATTATCTCGTTTCAAGTGGTTGAATCTGCCGAAAACTTGCGACGCATGGTTTCTCGAATACAATCTACTGTATTTCGGCTACGCCACAATCGCGTTTCCGCATAGCAAACCGGGCGTGTTTTTCAGCACGCAAGCGGTGACCACCTCAAATTTCAACGTCTATTACAAACCGAAGAAATGGGATAGTTACGGTATCAACGGATGGCGTTTTCCGGTTAACAATTCCAATGGTGTTTTCATCTACGCCAACCGCGCCCGTACGCCACTCATTCCGACTATTGAATTTTTCGCGCATGAAATAGAGGATTTGTACATGACGCGACGGCAGAACCGTTTCAACCAGAAAACACCGTTCATCCTTGAAGTTCCAGCCGGACAGCAAACGGCGGGCATCAACGTTATCAAGCAAATCTCAGGCGGTGAAATGGCAATCATGGCGACACCGGGTTTCACCGATTCGATGAAAGCAAACGTGCTTAAAACCAACGTCGAATATATCGGCATGGAATTGCAGAACGATATACAAAACACTTGGAACGCGTTCTATCAAGCGTTGGGCATTAAAAATCTTCCGTTGAAAATGGAACGGCAGACCGCCGACGAAATCAACGATTACGGCGAACCAACCGATTTACGCGCGCTCAGCGAATTAGAGGAACGACGTGCCGCGTGCGACATCCTTAACACAAGATTCGGAAAATACCTCAAGGAGCCGATACAGGTTGTATGGAACGAAGACAATGTTTCCCGCAACTACGCTTACTTGACGGACGTTGAAAGATTGAACGACGATGACAATGCAGAATGACATAAACCATTATCAGCCATGCGAATCGTACGACGAGTTTCATGGCGTGATGACATACACGTTTGGCGAACTGCTCGACGTGCCGGGCGGTGTTGACTGGAATAACACCGCATGGTCATGGCGGGACATTGCCTATGATGACACGCAATACACGCGCTGCTGCAAGAAAATCGAGAATCGTTTCTATGACAGGGAGTTAGGCGTTATGCCACCGTCAAAATGGCGGCGGCACTTTCTACGCCTTATCCAAGAAATCATGCCGACGTTACGCCCCCTTTATGCGCTTGTAAGCAATAATCCTGATATAATTCTCAGTGACAGCGACATATGGCATAAAATGCGGACAGTCTACAGTGATTTCCCCGCGACACAATTGGCTGAAAACCAAGACTACGCAAGCAACGCGACCGATAACCAATACGAGACAATCGCAAACGGTGATTTCATGGACAAAGCCAATCGCATAAGGAACGGCGATTACGTCGATATAGACGTAATGCTGCTCGAACACCTTGAAACTTGTTTTAGCCCATTATGGACGATAAACATAAACAATTATTGAAAGGATAATGCACATGTTTTCACTGCTACCGTTTTTCTCGGTATGGCCGTACACGCCCGCCATACCCGCGTTTTATTGGAACGCCAAAAGTCAAGAAGAAATCATAAAACACATCGCGTGCGAAATCGACCACATAACGACATATCTTGACGAAATCGTGACCGATATTAACAAAGCGTTGAACGACTACGATACAAGAATAAAAAACATTGAATCGCACATAAACGATTACGGAACGGCCATAGCACAACTGCAAGAACAAATCGAACATATAGGAGACACACAGCTAATATGGAACGTTACAAAGGGTGAATATACGGATAGTAAAACCGCGCTCCGCGATTTATACCGCGAGCTAGCGGTGTACGGCGCACGAGTCACGCAAATAGCCGATATTAACACCGGCAAACTAGCCGAACACCGCACCGACGAAACATCCGCAATCGGCAATCTTACCATATTCGACGATACCACACCACGTGTCACTAATCCAACCACCGGTGAAAAATATTCACCGTTAGCATGAAAGGTTAAATCATGGTTAACACCACGAATTACGAACTGGAAAAGTACGAAGCTGGAAATTCCGCAAATCTACTTGACCAATATAACGGGTCAATGGATAAAATTGACGCGGCAATAAAAAGCGTCAGCGATAAAGCGGACCTAGCGTTGAACAATAACGTGTTACCGGATGGCCTAGCCGCATTCATAGAAGCGTTAGGGTTGACCGGAACTAATGCGAAAACACTTGGAACAACACTCAATCACATATTAAACCGTACCGGCACGGAAACATTCACCGTCACAGATCTCAGCAAACTTAAAAAGACCGCAGAGGGCTATCCAATTCCCCCATTCAAGTAAAGGCGTACAACCATGGCTACAAAAACACCGTTTTATCATCTGCCCCTATACGAAACCGGCGACCTAGCCGATTTACGCGATGGCTACAATGCGGCAATGCGCACACTAGACCGCGTAATCCATCAACTAAAAGTGCAAGAAGAAATAAATCATCCAACGAATCTCGGAAAAGAGTAACTGACATGACCGACTACACAACCAATTTCAATCTCGAAAAATATCAAACCGGCGACGCGGCCAACCTTAATGACCAATACAACGTGTCAATGGATATTATTGACGAGAATCTATACAAAATCAACACTAACGCAAACACTGCGGGCGGTAAAGCCACGCAAGCATTAGAAACAGCACAAAACAACAACAAAAATCTAGCAGCGTTAGGCGTAACCGACACCAAAACCGCGACCGCGCTTAAAAACAAAATAGACAGCAATAACACAACCGCAAACAATGCGTTGAACTTAGCGCAAACCAATAAAACAGCCGTTACCGCAATAAATTCAAACATAGATGCAATAAATGCAAACTTAACCGCGCTGCACGCGAACAGCGTTAGCGACGCAACCGACCTATATAATACCGTACAAAAAATAGATGGCATATATTCAAACATTGAATTAAAACGAAAAACATACACGAATATCGCAATCATAGGCGATTCAATAAGCTACGGAACCGGCGCATCAAGCCTAGCAAAGTCATGGGCGAACCAATTCAAATCATACATAGGCGCAAGCAGCGTACAGAACATGTCACAAAACAATGCGGGATACATAAACGAACCGACTTTTATGTCACAGCTACAAGCGGTGACTGACAAAACGAACATAACACATATAATTATCGCGGGCGGTGCAAACGATAAACTACAAACAACAACCGACATTACAAACGCAGTCAAAAAAACACTACAATACGCGCTAACCAACTTTCCAAACGCGGAAATACATGTCGCACCCGTCGTACTAGGCCTAAACGGTATGTTCCGTTACCACACAAACATACCGCAGACACTAAACGCAATAGAAGAGGGAATAGCGCAAACACCAAACGTACACGAAATACAATACGCATGGGAATGGCTCAACGGGCGCGAAGATTGGGCATCCACTAGCAGCAATTCAATAGACGCAATACATCCAAACGACAACGGACAAAAACAACTCTTACGACTATTCGCAGAATCACTATTCACCCGAAACGGCATACACAACAACTGGAAAGCCAACGTATCAGGCACAGAAAATCACGGACAAATAGTACACAGCGAATCAGTATGCAATAACGGAATATACACGTTTAATTGCCAAGTTAAAGTAGTAAACAACCACGCAGGATACGCCGGAATAATCGCCACATGCTACGGACTATCAACAGTAAACAACTACTGCATAACCTCAAACTATCATACCGGCACTCTATACGCGTCAACCAACAGCGCACATCAAGGAATCATCGCATGCACCACCGCAATACCAAACAACACAGAAATATACTGCGCAACAACACACAGCATTAGCGCATAAAACCAAAAAATAAAAAACACAGCATTAACGCATAAAAATACCCGGTGTGAAAAACACACCGGGTATAATTTTTTCGTTTTTTAATTACGCATTAATCGAAACCGATACCCCAATCATACCACACCACAAAAACACGACA